GTCCTCGTATGTGCACCGCGCCGACCACGCGCCTCGCCTGGGACCTATCGCGCAGGACATCGAGCGAGTCGAGCCGGCGTACATGGGCACGATCGAGATTGCCGAGGGCCAGGTGGAAGGCGTCGCCGCCGGCACGTACAAGACGGTGGACAAGGCGTCGGCCGCGTACGAGCAAGCGATGTGGGCCGGGCAGGAAATCGACGGCCTGCACGCCGTCATCGACGCCCTGCAGAAGCGTCTGGCCGAGCTGGAGTCGCGCTGATGGCCAGTGGCGTCAAGTCCGCCGGTGTTGACCTGGACGACTTGTTTGATCCGGACGTCGTTGGCGACGGCCCCAGCGCACCCGGCATCCAGTCCAGGGGTGTGCCGCTGAAGTACGCCGCCATCAAATACGGCACCAAGCGCGCCGACGTGGGTATCGCCGACGCGGGCGTGGATGTAAGCAACAAGTGGGCGGCCAAAGGCACGGCCCAATACAGCCACGTCATCCCGGACCCTGGCTATGCCCCGGTGATTGCCAACTACCCGCTGAGCGGCGGCTCCGGCTCGTCGTTTGTCTCAGTCACCTTGGCCATCAACGCCGATGGGACCTGGTCGCTGAGTCGCTCCGACAGCGCCGGCGACCATCCTAATGTCGCTACCGGGGCATGGTTCGATCCAACCGGTGCGGGCAGCGGCACGCCCTATCAAGTGCAGTTCGATTTCACCGCCACCCAGGACGACGGCGCCACCATCGTCAACAGTGCAAGCGCATGGATAGCGCTATCGAGCGCGCGCACCTGGGACGCCAGCATCACGGCCCTCAATAACAGCGCCGGCAAATCGCTCGCGGGCACGCTGCGCATCCGTATCCGTCGCGCCAGTGATAGCGTGGTGCTGTCCGATCAATCCGTCTCCGCCGGCGTTTCTCTGCAGGCGCTCTAAGCGGCCAGCGCGCGACATGTACCACCCCACTGGTACACCGCCCCCGCCTAGCCCGCGCGCGCGTGGCGTCCGCACCATGCCGGCATGGACCTGGTCGAGCTCAACCGCCTCTTGCACAACTTGCTGCGCTTCGGCGTGGTGGAGTCCGTCGACCATACCGCGGCCACCTGCACCGTGCGCACCGGTGCGCTCGTGACCCGGCCCATGCCGTGGCTGGTGCAGCGCGCCGGCGATGCCCGCACCTGGTGGGCGCCCAGCGTGGGCGAGCAGGTACTGCTGCTGTGCCCCGGCGGCGACACCACCCGCGGCGTCGTGCAGCCGGCCATCTACTCCAACGCCGCGCCGCGCCCGGCCGGCAGCGACACCGCGCAGGTCACCAGCTACCCGGACGGCGCGCAAGTCAGCTACGACCCCGAGAGCCACCAGCTCGTCGCCTCCCTGCCCGCCGGCGGCACCGCCAGCCTGGCCGCCCCCGGCGGCGTGCAGATCACCGGCGACACCAGCATCGTCGGCAAGCTGCACGTGAGCAACGACGTCACGGTGGACACCAAACTCACCGCCACCGACGACGTCATCGGCAGCAGCATCAGCCTCAAAAACCACAAGCACACCGCCGTCACGCCCGGCACGGGCATCAGCGGGGCGCCCCAGTAATGCGCGGGGTCTCCGCCACCACCGGCGCGGCGATCGACGGGCTGGCCCACCTGACCCAGTCCATCGGCGCCATCCTCACCACGCCGGTCGGCTCGCGCGTCATGCGTCGCGACTTCGGCAGCCTGCTGCCGCAGCTCGTCGACCAGCCGTTCAACGCCGCCACCCGCATCCGGCTGTTCGCCGCCACCGCCACCGCGCTCATGCGCTGGGAGCCGCGCCTGCGCCTGACCCGGGTGGCGATCGAGCAGGGCGACTCGCCCGGCGCCGTCACCGTCACGCTCGAAGGCACCCGCACCGACACGCCCACGGCGCAAAACGCCGTGCTCACCATCCCCCTGCAACTGAGCGCGTAGCGCCCCACCCGAGGAAAGCCCCATGCCCACCGATTACCACCACGGCGTACGCGTTGTCGAAGTCACCACCGGCAGCCGCGTGCTGCGCACGATCTCCACCGCCGTGATCGGCCTGGTCGCCGTGGGCGAGGACGCGGATGTCGCGACCTTCCCGCTCGACACCCCGGTGCTCGTCACGGATGTGGCCGCCGCCATCGGCAAGGCCGGCACCACCGCCGCAGGCAACACCCTGCTCGCCTCGCTCAACGCCATCGCCGCGCAGTGCAGCCCGCTCATCGTCGTGGTGCGCGTGGCCAAGGGCATCGACGACGCGGCCACCGCCAGCAACGCCATCGGCACCACCGACGCCAACGGCCGCCTCACCGGCATGCAGGCGCTCATCGGCGCCCAGGGCCGCCTGGGCGTCAAGCCGCGCATCATCGGCGCGCCGGGCATCGACACCCAGGCCGTGGGCGTGGCCCTGGCCACCGTGGCTCAGAAGCTGCGTGGCATGGCCTACGTGCACGCCGACGGCGCCACCAGCGTCACCGAGGCGGTGGCCTACAAGGCCAACTTCGCCCAGCGCGAAGTGATGCTCATCTGGCCCAACTTCCAGGCATGGGACACCGGCACCAGCGCCACCGTGGAGGTGCCCGCCGTGGCCTACGCGCTGGGCCTGCGCGCCAAGATCGACGAGGCGCAGGGCTGGCAGAAAACGCTGTCCAACGTCGCCGTCAACGGCGTCACCGGCATCAGCCGGGATGTGCACTGGGATCTGCAGGACTCTGCCAACGACGCCGGCGTGCTCAACGAGGCCGGCATCACCACGCTCATCAACGCCCAGGGCTTCAAGTTCTGGGGCGACCGCACCTGCAGCGACGACCCGCTGTTCGTGTTCGAGAGCGCGGTGCGCACCACGCAAGTGCTGGCCGACACCATCGCCGAGGGTCACATGTGGGCGGTGGACAAGCCGATGTACCCGAGCCTGGTCAAGGACATCATCGAGGGCATCAACGCGAAGTTCCGCAGCCTGGTCAGCGGCGGCTACCTGATCGGCGGCCACGCCTGGTACGACGAAACCGCCAACAGCGGCACCGACCTCGCCGGCGGCAAGCTGGTCATCGACTACGACTTCACCCCGGTGCCGCCGCTGGAGAACCTGCAACTGCGCCAGCGCATCACCGACCAGTACCTGGCCGACTACGCCGCCGCCATCAACGCCTGACCCGAGCCACCGGCCGCACCCGCGGCCGTGACGCCCCGCACCCTCGAAGGACACCATCATGGCCCTGCCCAGCAAGCTGAAAAACTTCAACCTCTTCAACGACGGCAACAACTACCTGGGCAAGGTCAGCGAGATCACGCTGCCCAAGCTCACGCGCAAGGTGGAGGAGTGGCGCGGCGGCGGCATGGACACCGGCGTGGAGGTGGACATGGGCGGCGAGCTCATCATCCTGGAGTGGACCGCCGGCGGCCTGCTGGATACTGCGCTCAAGCAGTTCGGCGCAACCGCCGCCGACGCCGCCGCCCTGCGCTTTGCCGGCGCCTACCAGCGCGACGACGATGGCGGCGTGGATGCCGTGGAGGTCATCGTGCGCGGCCGCCACAAGGAGATCGACCTGGGCAACGCCAAGCCCGGCGACACCACCGCGCACAAGTTCACCACCACCTGCAGCTACTACCGCCTGGACATCAACGGTACCACCGTGATCGAGATCGACGCGCTGGCCATGGTGTTCAACGTCGGCGGCGTCGACCGCCTCGCCGAGCAGCGACGCGCGCTTGGCGTGTAACCCATCCCGTGCAGTAGGCCCTTGCGCCGGCCACGCGATCCCCGTGAGCCGGCGCTTTTTTTGAGCCCACCCATCCCACCGTTCGGAGAGAGCCATGAACAGCAAAGCCACGACCGCCACCGATACCGTCGCCGAAGCGCCGGCCACCCCGAAAGGCGTCCTGCTCGACAAGCCGATCACGCGGGGCGAACAGACCATCACACACGTGCAGCTGCGCCGACCGCTCGCCGGCGAGCTGCGCGGCATCAACATCGCCGCGCTCATCCGCGAGATGGATTACGGTGCGCTGGAGCTGCTGTTGCCGCGCGTGAGCACGCCCACCCTCACCCGCGCCGACGTCGCGCAGCTCGACCCCGCCGACCTTGCCGCGCTGGCCGCGGAGGTGATCCTTTTTTTCGTGCCGAAAGCAGCGATGGAGGAGATCACGTCGCTCTCCCTGAGCGCGTAGAGGACTTCATGGCGGATATCGCCGTGGTGTTCCACTGGGCGCCGGAAACCATGGCGCCATTCACCCTCGATGAACTCATGGCATGGCGCGAGCGCGCCAAGCTGCGCAGCGGAGCCGACTGATGGCCAACGATCTACGTCTCCAAGTGCTGCTGCAGGCGCTGGACAAGGCCAGCGGCCCGCTGCGCACCATCGACGCGGCCAGCCGAAATACGGTCAAGGCGCTGCGTGCCACGCGCGGCACTTTGCGCGAGCTGGAGCTCCAGCAAGAGTCCATGACCGGCTTCCGCAAGCTGAAAAACGAGGCCGAGCAAACCGGTACCGCCCTTCAGGCAGCAAAGCAACGAGCCTCTTTGTTGCGGCAGGAGATGGCAGCCAGCGACACGCCAACCCGCCAAGCGGCCGCCGCCTACGACAAGGCACAGCGCGAGGTTACCCGGCTCACGGCGGCGCACATCGCGAGCCTGCAAGCGGTGCGCAAAGGGCGGTCCGAACTCAACGCCGCCGGCATCACCGCCAAAAACTTCGGCGCCGCCGAGCGCGAGCTGAAGGGCAAGATCGACCGCACCACCGCCAGCATGGAAATCCAGCAGCGCGCCGCGCGAAACCTGGGCGTGCAACAGCAGCGCCTGGCGCAGATCGAGCGCCAGCGCGCGCAGCTCGGCGGCAAACTGATGGCCGCCGTGGGCACCGCCGCCGTGGCCGGCTACGGCCTGAGCCGCATCATCGGTCCGGGCAACGAGTTCGAGTACCAGTTGCAGCTCATCGGCAACACCGCCGACATGACCGGTGCCCAAGTCGCGGACCTGCGCAGCAAGATTCTCGCCGCGTCCAAAGCCACCGGCCAGTCCGCCGCCACCGTGCAGAAGGCGCTGGGCTTCCTCGTCGCCGCGGGCCTGGACGCTGACGTGGCCGCGCGCAGCATCCGCGCCATCGGCCGCACCTCGACCGCCGCCGGCGCAGATATCGAGGACGTCTCGCGCGCCGCCTTCACCCTCACCGATGCGCTCAACATCCAGCCGGAGGGCCTGCAGAAAGCGCTGGACATCCTCGCGCAGGCTGGCAAGGAGGGCAACGTCGAGCTGCGCGACATGGCCCGCCAGTTGCCCGTGCTTGGCGCCGGCTTCCGCTCGCTCAAGATGGGCGGCAACGAGGCCACCGCCACGCTGGGCGCCGCGCTGGAGATCGCGCGCAAGGGCGCCGCCGACCCGGACGAGGCGGCCAACAACATG